CTGGCATCACCAAGTGATGGGCGCACAGAATTGTGTCTGTCTTCAACATTCGCACTAATAGTGCATGCTGGCGACCGATGAGTCCCTCCTGGAAGCCTTTGGCTGATCTAGAGCAGAGAAGTAACTTCGGCACTCCCATAGCGTGGAGGCACTTGTTCCCTTGGCGGGGGACTTTGCAGCAGTTGTAAAACCTACCCAGTGAAACTCACGGAACCCGCATGCACACGCATGCAATGAAGAACGTCAATCAGAACGAAATCTGTGCAGTAAAATGCACGTGCTAACCGACCATCATGGGCGGTCTAAAACCAGGAGTTGCGCAATACTCGCTTATCCTACTGGCAATTAAGACACCATGATGCAGTTCCATCCATGAATGAACCGAGACTCTCAGTCCGAGATGGCACGAAAACCCAGAGCATTATTGACCTCATGAATTTAAACAATAATCCCCAAGCCCCAGCCGCCACTGGGCTAACCCCACCAAATGGTGGCGTACAGAGCGTTACGGAAACGCTAACCTTGCCGTCCTTTAGCACTAGTTCTAGCCGAAGCCAGACGAAGGTCATTTTTCCAGACACCTTTCGGAAGTATGACGTCCTAACGGAGGCCCCGCGAACCATGACGCGGGGCGGTTTCCCAATCCGCGAAACTTTCTCTCGCAAGCCCCCCGGAACAGACCATTCCGTGGTTCCTGGGCGGGTCGCTTACGTCAGCAAACGATGCTACAACTGCAACAGAGAGGATTTCACAAGTGCTAAGCAATTTTCGAGCCACATTAAAGAATGTAAGAGAAGTGCAGGCACGAGAGTCGGAAAAGATTCAACACTCATCGCTCAAAGCCTCGCCAGAACGGAGGATCAAGCGAAAGCGGCAATTGATGTCGCTCGGGCATTCAAAGAGGAAAACGACGTGTTACGTGAGGCACTTCTCGCAGACACAAAATCTGAGGATGTTGACGAAACTGAGAACACTATCATTACCCTCAAAAGGACCCGTGATTTTAGTGACCAGTTCTCCGTGAAATGGACAGAGACAATCAAGACTCCCGCTTTCGATCAATTGCGGCTGCTCTTGTCTGGAACATTGGGAACACTCATGTTCTACCGACTTCTCCTGCGAAAAATTGATCAGTTAGTTGTCATGAATCACCCAGTGTCAAACGTGATCCGAACAATCTGGAATTGTATTCCAGGCATCCCCGTGTTCGACCTTGAGAGACGCGGGATGGTGCTAAAACATTTTCTTATGCTGGCAAATAAGATCATCGGTTATGCCAAGGACCCGCTTGGTAAATATGATTTTATTAAATCCAGAATGTCTCTCGCCATTGTCATCATATATGGCCTGATGTTCGTCCAGTTTAGGAAAAAGTTCGAGTACAAGTGTAAATCTTTCGAATCGCGTAAAGATGATGAAGACACTAGACCCCACTCTTTGTCCAGAGTGAAGCTAATCCACGATGAGCCTAAATTCGCTAGATTAGAGTTCTCCACTGAGAACAGAGTAGAAGTGGTAAACCCGGTATCCGTGCCGGCAAGAACCATTTCGGCAATAGTTAATCAAGTTAGAGTACCTGACCTCGTACGTGAGAATGCAGTTCTTGCACTTACAGCGATGGGTATTTCTGCTGACACTATGCACGAAATCTCGTTAGCTAGCCCCTACACTAGCAAAGCCTTGGCACGCATTTACGATGTGACCCGTACGGTTGCAGATTGCGCTAAATCCAAGAAGCTGTCCATCCCCTTTCTCCGCACGAAGCAGGAGAACATTAAGGTATCACTAGAACAAGTCGCTCAAATGAACACCTCCCTAATACACTATCCAGGAACCACTGATGATGTAGCATGGGAAAGGATCCGGTTCGCGACTGTGAACATGGGAGTAGTCAATACGGACAAATATGATTACATGGACGGAGACCATACAATTGCCCACTCAGCCCTCCTGACATACGCGATACATAAGCGATTGCAGCGAGAGACTTCAAAACTCCCTTTCTCGAGGCCTCCGGCCCAGCAACAATGAGTTGCTTTGGGTACAGGGTCATGGAGGTAGAAATCAAGCCACCCGGCGAAATTAAAGACGACGTCGTTATTTGCAACTTTCGAGCATTACATGAAGAAAGAAGACCAATAGTTGCAAGTAGCCTCGGTTGCCATTTCGTAGGGGCCGCTCACCCTCACCCAGACCCAGCCTGTCCTGAAACACTCAGGGCCGGAGTCGAGAAAAGGTTTTGTATGAAGCCACCAGCACATTGTCCTCTGAAGCGGAGGCGTTTCCGCCGCTTTGTTGAGAAGTGGGTTCGAAAGAACCTAGTCCCCCTAAGTCCCACCAGCGACACTTCTATAGAAACCTGGCTTCTGAGTACAAGTTACTCGGAGGCCAGAAAAGAAGAGCTTCGCAGAAAATGGGCCAAAGTCGTAGATCCGAAAGATCCACTCTACGGCATTGTTAAGTCGTTCATGAAGGATGAAACATATAACCAAGAGTACAAACACGCCCGCGCTATTAATTCGCGTACAGACGAATTCAAATGCGCAGTCGGTCCCATTTTCCGGTTGATCGAAAAAGAAGTGTTTGCACTCGATTGGTTCATCAAAAAGGTTCCAATCCATTTACGCCCAGCCACAATTTATCGGAAATTGGGCCACGCAACCAAATTCTATACCACTGACCACACCGCCTACGAAGCACACTTCACTAGGGCGATGATGGAAGATTGTGAATTTGTATTATACGATTACATGACCTCGTACCTCCCCGCAGGAGGAGATTTCATGTGGTTACTCCGAAACTGTATAGCAGGGAGGAACCGTTGTGTTTTCAAATTCTTCGATGTTTACATCGACGCCACTAGAATGTCTGGAGAGATGAACACATCTCTCGGCAATGGCTTTAGCAATCTGATGTCAATGCTCTTCACATGTGAGGAACTCGGCGCTTACGAAGTCGTCGGATTCGTCGAAGGTGATGACGGAATATTCGCAATCTGCATGAAGTGTGGAGCGAAGTTCCCTACTGAACAAGAATGGATAGATGAGTTTGCCAAGCTCGGTTTCACTTTGAAGCTGGAAGTCCACGAGAAATTAAGCACAGCCTCGTTTTGTGGGCTCGTCTTCGACGAGGAAGATCAACTGAACGTAACCGACCCCATGGCCGAGTTACTCTCTTTCGGTTGGACCAGTTCCCGCTACGCTAACTCTAGCGTCAGGCGGAAGATGGAATTGCTGAAGTGTAAAGCAATTTCATTAGCCTACCAGTATCCCGGTTGCCCAATCCTAGCGTCCTTAGCTAAGTACGGTCTCCGGGTCACGAAGAAATATAAAGCCAAGTTGGGCCACACTTCAGAGTGGTTGAAAATGCAATTCTTGGAAGCCAAGATGCATGGTAAGGGTCTATTCGTAGAGCCCCCTCCACGCACCCGTATGCTTGTCGAGAAATTGTATGGTATAAGCGTTGAATCTCAGATCAAAATTGAGAAAGAACTCGATGAAAAAGAGGATTGTAGTCCCATCATTTCAGAGAGCGCCCTCGTGTACGCCAAACACCCTTCTCGCCACTATTGGCACAACTATGTCCATCCCGTGAGGAAAGGCACAAACACCGAAGACTTCTTTCGGTTTATCACAGTCCCG